AATCACGCATCTCTGTTGTGTATTCTTTCCAGTCAGTATCAAATTGTGCTTTGTAAGTTCCTATTCTATTGCCCCAAGCTTTTAAACTGTGTCTGCCAATACAATCTCTAGGAAAATCTTTTCTTTGAAAATCTTTTTCTTTAACATCTGGATATAACAATCTAGTTGCTACAAGTGTGTCAAATATTTCTGCTTTAAAATGTACAAAATTAACAAACAACTTTTTTAATACTGGAATATCATATTTAATAATATTGTGACCAATAAGTAATTTAGCTTTTGAAAGTTTTTTAACAGCTTCATCAACTGATAATAATAAAACTTCGTTAGTGTCTATATCTTTTAAAACAATACAATGAACTTTAGACACAACATCTAAAAATCCATCGGTCTCAATGTCAAATACATATCTCATGTTATATCCTTTTTAATGATTTAATAATACTTCTTGGGTAAACATTTCTGTCACCAAAAGAAACATCTTTTTTATCGTAACTTGCAAAAGAATAAACGTAGTCTTTTGTTTTTTTGTAAATATATGCTTCTGAATATATCATGGCACATTCCATGCCGTTAAAATCTGAAATAGTGGAATCTCCAACAATATCTTCCCATACAATAATATACTTAAAATATTTCACGCCACCAAGAATGATAGGCGAACTTAATTTTTGTTTAGGCATTAATGTTTAGTTGCTATTTTAGTTTCTAATTGCCAAGCTTCATATGATTGCTCACACAATTCAGAAATAGCTCTGTCAATAAATTTTTTTGTTTTTTCATCAGGAACTAAAACAGCTATAGTTTTTTCTGGCTGTAGTTTAGCTTTTAACAAATGAGTTATGACATATTCTGTCCAACTCATTGCTTCTATTTTGTCTTCAATTTCTTGTCTACGCAAAGTCATTATTCACTCCTGTCATTGTTTCGGTTAAACATCCAGTGGCTAAATCGTAATGCAAATCACATGCTTTACCAGTTTCACCACTAAATCTATTTTTTAAAACGTTTACTTGTGCTATGTTATTCTCAGCTTGCAAATCTCTGGACAAACTAATCACCATGTCGCTAAGTTGAGCAATGGATTGAGAGCCCCTAAGACTGTTCATAGACACCTGCACTCCATCTTCATAACCTTTGTTACCATCTTTAGTTCTGGACAAATGAGATACTAACAGTAACCCAATACCAGTCTCTTCAACTAAAGCTCTAAGTTTAGATACAAAATAATCAATAAGCTTACGCTCATCATTTGTGTGCTCATCACCCAAAGCTGATAATGCCATGTGTAAATGGTCAAGAACTACAAAATCAACATTGCAGGCTTTGGCCATGTATCTAATTTTTGAAAGTAAATTGTCAGCTATGGTAGAACCAAAGTGATTATATAAATAAAACTTCCCATTACCAACAGTTGATTTAAAAGTCTCCTGTAGTTGTTGTTCATTAACTCCCTCTCTAGTTAAATGTAAAGGTTTCTTCAACTTAACACCCATAATACCTAAAGCACTTCTCTTAACTGTTTCTTCTAAGGCTATGTAACCTACGGTGTAATCTTTTTGAAGCAAGTGCAAGGCTATGTGTCTGCAAAAACTTGACTTACCAACTCCACTTCCTGCGGTAATTGTAACAAGCTCACCTTTACGCAATCCATGTGTCTTAGTATTAAGACATTCAAACGGGTAAGGAACGCTAACTGTTTTGTCTTCTGCTTTTATTTCTGACCACATGTCAGCACCCAATATAATACCATCAGGCCTGTAAGCTTTTGCACTCCACATACAATTAGTAAGCTCTGCTGTTTTACCTGCTAACAACATTTCATTAGCATCTTTTAAAGGTAACGTTGCTATCTTACATTTGTTTGGTGAGAATAATTTAGCACATTCTATTGCTGCTTTTTGTCCTGCATCGTCTTGGTCAAACATTAAGACAACAGATTCAAAACCTTCAAGCCACTCAAGTTCTTTTTGAATATCTTTTTTAGCTCCTGCAGCACCTGTCTTAATACTTACTGTAGGAAATTTATTTGAATTTAATTTACTAACTGTTAAGGCATCTATTTCACCTTCTGTAATAACAATCATTTTACCTTTGTCACGCCATAAATGCTGTCCAAACAATCCTGATGCTTTTGCATTGCCCAACCACTGAAATGTTTTATCTGGAAATCTTAATTTTTGTGCGACTAAAGTTTTATCTTTGTCGTAGTAATTTGCTATCTGGCAAGGTCTGCCAAAGTAACTACCAGTTAGGTAATTGAATTTTTGTACTGTGTTTAAATCTATTTTTCTTTTTGATAACTCTGCGATATTACCTGTGATAAAATCTTTACTAACTTCTTTTTGTATTGGTTGCATATCGTCAAGTCCTTTTTTAATTGTGTTACATGAAAAACAAAAAGTGTGCCCATCCGAATACAAAGAATTTGCATCGCTTGAGCCACACTCATCGCATGGCGTGTGGTATAAAAACTCACTAGCACTATCCATGATTTATTAATACTAAGTTAAATATTACTAAAACAAATATTATTTCAAACATTATAATCCTCTGGTTATGGGTTAAAACTCACTGGGTATTTCTACCCAGTAAGCACAAACAAACTATCTCAACAATTCTTTAACATCAAAGTGTGGAGATAAAGAGCCAGTCACATCTCTGTGACCAACAATTTCAACTTGATTGTATTCCGTCTTTAGTTCAGTAATAAGTTTAACGAGACTATCATACTGTTTAAAGGTATAGTTACAATCAGGCTGTCCATTGAGTGCTTGTCCACCTATAAGACAAACTCCAATAGAATTTTTATTAGATAAAGTTATATTACTATCAACGTGAGCTCCTGCAATTTGTATATCTCTACCATCTTGCACTGCGCCGTCTCTAGTTATAACTTTGTGAAACGCACAAGAAAACAATCCGTTTTTTCTGTGCTGTGTATCTAAATCTGTTACATCCAAGTTTTCACTTGGTTTTGTTTCGGAAGAATGAATTACGATATATTTAGTTTCTTTTCTTATATTGCTCATAACCAATCCTTTGGAACGTGTTTGTCAGCATACGTAAAACCGTATTTCTCACACCACATCCCATATGTTGTTTTTGATTTTTTACTAATCCTAGTTTTTGAATTACTAAAGATAAATCTAATATCTAACTTTGGGTGTTGTTCTTTAATAAGACGCATCTTTTGACGGTCTTGAGTTGTAAAGTAACCTTTTGTTTCAATATAAATATCTTTGTCAATTAAATAAAAATCAGGTGTGTAAGTATGAACCTTTGAAGGCTTAGTATAATTTAACTTAGTCTTCTCGTATTCATACTTAACACTTTTTGTTTTGAGCTCAGCTGCAATTGCATCTTCCAATCCAGACCTGAACCCATGCACTAAACCAACTTGCTTAGAAGTCAGTTTCGTTTTCCGTCTCATTGCTAGGTACATTTTCTTCTACTGCCTTTTCTGGTGCTGTAAAACCACCTTCTACTTTGTCAAAGCCGTAGCCTTTTGCATTGTCTGCACCACCTTCAACAAGCTCTGTTATTTGCACAGCTCGCAATCTTAGTGATACACCTGCACCTGCCATAGCTGTGTTCCAATGAACAAGCTCAGCACTTACTTTCATTTTACTTCCAGACCACACATTGGTATCAACCATTGGTTTTCCAGAACTATCAAAAATAGCAACTTTAAATGGAACTACTTTTCCATCTGAAGTAATGATTTGTGCTTTACGTTTAAACTTAAACTCAATGTTTCCAGTTTCTTTACCTTCTCCATCAGTTTCAGTAACGTAAGGTGCATTAGCCATTTTTACAGGTTTCTTGCTTTTCTCCTTAGCTATCTCCATACTCTTTTGCATCTCAGCATCAATCAACGTGACTAATGGCTGAGCCTTATCTGCACTAACTGCAAGATTGACTTTGTAATGTCCATCTTTATCAAACTTAGTGTCAGGCGTAGTGAGCCAAGCGTATTTACTAACGCCTTCTTCACTAACAATTTTAACATAGTTACTTTTTGCCATGTATACTCCTATCTACTATGGGTACTTAATTGCTTACGCAAAAAAGAACACACTTTCCCTGAGTTGTTTAATATCTAAATCGCCTTTTTCAGGGACATCAGGTAATTTAGAGTGCAGGCTAGGATGTAATTGTTTAAGGACATCATTTCTAAAATTTAATAGAATATCATTTTCCGTAAACATTGTAACAAACGCTTCTCTCAAAGATTGATTAAGCGTTTCAACATCTCCTGCGGTAGTACCAAAACTATCATGCACGTTACAAAAATTAGTAATTCCTTTTTTGTAAGCAATGTTAACAGTCTCCATCATGGCAGCACTGTCAACGCTGTGCACTAAATTAGGTGCTACGCCGTTTCCCATTCTTAGTTTGTCTGTCTTATCAGTCTCGGTGTTAATTCTGGGTTTAATAACTTGACCCATTAACATAGCCTTAACCCTTTTAGATTTCATCTCAGGGTAAGATTGATATACAGGAAAACCAACTGGTGTAACCCAGTGAACAGGTAACTGTTCTTTAGCCACTACTCTAGCAATAGTCTGCAAATAATTCATACCAACTCTCGCTGATTTTAAATTATCTCCAATACTATCCCAGATAACACTAGCCAAGTAGCTAGCAGGCTTAAAAACGTCATCCAAAAATGGATGGTTTTCTCCTTTGTCTTTTCTCTTAGTTAAATCCTCAACAACAAAGTCAGTACATGAGTATCTAGTTGAACCATAACAGATAGTCATAATACTACGTTTAGTGGTTGAGCGTTTAATGCCGTAGTCAAGCCACAGCTGTGCAAAAGGTTTATTTTCTTTTGCATCTAATTTTAACTTCTCAATAACAGCATCAGCCACAAGTTGATAAATATCTTGTGGTTTGTCTGTTGGTGTAAGGTTAACAAGCTTGCCTGCTTTTGCATCTTTAAGCATCAATGAGTAAACTTGAAGTCCATTACAAGAACCATCAACACTCACTGGTATGTGAGATATAAAGCCCTCGCCATGTTCTTTAAACTTACGCCACTCATCACAAAATGCCAGAAATTGAAATGCATTAGAAGCGTTTTCCCATCTTCTATTAGTCAACGGGTCACTAGCACATTCTAAAATCCAGTATTCATTATCCAATACCCACTGCTCTCTGTCTGCAAGTGAAACTTTATCCTCACCGTACATGTTTGCACCGTGTACAGCTAGCCAAAAGATACCTTTGTTTTCTTTAGTAATAGGCGCACCATTAGTAAAAGACAATAAAGCCTTAGCACCTGATATACTTTGATAATTTAAAAACGCTGGTACACAATAAGCTCTGCCTCTAAAATCTAATTGCAGCGGAAAGTATAATGTTGCGTAATCTTTAAACTTATCACCAAGCCACATAATTTTAGCATACAGTAAACGCTTAGAAAATCTTCTAGCATTCTCTGTGTGAGCTATTACGGCCTGCTTCTTCCACACACGCCTAGTGTCAGGGTTCGTATCAATGTCATGCGGTTTGTTAGGTATCTCAATGTTTTGAATTGATGGCATTCCACCAACATCAAGACCTTTGTCCCAAGCATCCTGCATTACTTTGAGTACAAACTTATTAACTTTAAAAGGTGTATTCTGCATCAAGTTGACGGCATTATACACTTTTGGCATATCAAAATTCTCAAGTTCTTTTTTAAACAACTTGTTCTTTTGTTTCACCAAGTCCAACTCAGGCATTTCTTTTGTCCAGTAACCCCCACCAACAACAGTTGACCACATTTTAGGCGGCATAACAGTTGGTAAGTATTCTGGGTTTAAGAGCTCATTAAAACCATTTCTGTTTTTAATCCACTCTCTAGTTTTTTCTGTTTGTTTGATTATTTTAGCTTTTTTATGATTAATGGTTTCTGTACCAATTTCAATCATACCAGTAGCATAACACATCAGTTCAACTAATCTAAGACCTACGTGTAACTTAGTTGGTGTCTCCCATTCTTCCCAAGCAGCCACTTCACCTCGTTTTGCAGTCTCTTTTAGTTTTCTTCTTTTGTATGTGTAATTGAAAGACCTTTTGTCTAAATCTTTTTTAACTGTGTCGTATAACTCAGGGTTTAAAGTTTTAAAGTTTCTAAGTGATATCTCAGTCTCAACTTTACCGCCAAGTGATATACAGGTAGCCGTTAAAGGTTTGTATTGTGTTATCGTATTGATAATATGCTTGCCTGTAATTAAAGCAAGTATCTCTGGCTCAACTTCACACATCTTAACAAAAGCAATTGGTGGTTTACCAATCGTTTTCTTAGATGCTTCCTGAAGCCATTCACCAATAGCCATTGCTAAAGGTCGTATAGTGTTAGCTACCATTACTTTACCGTAACTGGTAACACTTTCCTCTTCTCGTTCTACGTGTGA